TCCTCTTAATATATCGTAGTAACTAGGATCACCAGCATCTACGCCTTGATAATCAGCAAGCATATTTAAGTATTCTGGAGTGTATGTAGAACTAGGAAGTGAAAAAGCATCTTGACCAGCAAACGAACCGCTATCCAAACCAAGATTAGATAAAAGACTATTCATGCCACCATATCCAATTGATTCTTGTCCATCAAAACCAAAAGAACCACCATTACCAGCAAAACCGCTACCTGTATCCATCCAATCTAATCCAGTTGCAGGATTTATAGAATCACCACCACCAAACATTCCCATGATTCCATCGCTACCGCCTAATGAATCAAATCCACCATAGGCTACTCCACCTTTTCCAGCACCGCTAAATAAACTTCCAAATATTCCCTCTCCAGTTCTAGCATCAGAATTTCCTGAGAAATAATCAACTCCAGCCTGTCCTGCTGCTCCACCAGCCCTTGCACCAGCAGGGCCACCATATATGCCGCCAACAATTCCAGCAGCATAAGGAATAAGCGGAACTAATCCAGTAGTTCCAAAATTTTCTAAGCTATGCCAAGGGTCATCCATTAAACCTTGAAAAGATGCGCCTGGGTCGTTCCAAAAGCTCATAATAATTCCTTATTTATTAAATGCGCTATAAATTTGTGCGCCTGTACCAGCAATACCTAGCAAATTACCTAGAGCTTGTTGCCCTGGGTTAGAGTAGATAGGCTGAGTAGAGGTAGAGATACCGCCACTAGGTGCGCCATATACGCCACTAAGGAATGATTGCAGTTTAGCTTGTGGAAGATTTTGCTCGTAGTTGTAACGATTAATTTGGTCTTGCAATGCTGTCTGAGCATAACCTTCTCTGCCCTGTCCAATTGCCAGTAAACGCTGAATATCTCCGTAGTCTGCCTCTGCCATGCCAGGCGCAGCAGCCGTAGCAGCAGCCTGTCTTGCTCTTTCGTCTGCATAATTCTGATAGGCTAACTTGCCAGCAGTATCAGTAAGCGCAGTAGCAAAAGTGCCACCGGCACGATCTGTTAATTGACCATAAGCACCAGAGCCATAGCGACCAGCACTAGAGGCTTTAGATGCTACATTTTGAATAGCATCGTAATAGGATTGTTGAGCAGCCTTGGCAGCAGGATTAAATGCGCCTTGAAAGAAAGGGTTTCCACCTAGGTATTGACCCTGTACATTAGCCAAGTTCTCAGCCTGTGCCGCTCTTAGCAAAGGACTTCCAGCGCCAGCTCGTTGCTCACCAGCCTGTAATGCTGATAAGGTAGTTTCTGTAGGGCTTACATAAGTCTGCCCTGGGAAGTAAGATGGGCCTTGTGATTCGTATAAGCGCCTTGCCTCGCCCAGTCCAAACTCTACATAAGGTTTAAGCATTGGATCAATTTGATTTGTAGTGGTCGTAGTTCTTTCTTGAACTTGTTGTCCACCGCCACCGCCAAAAAGACTTCCTATTCCGCCCATATCAAATTTCCTTTATCCATTTTCTAGGTCTAAACCCATATTTTCTTGCTATCACATCCCACCCTTTACGATGAGAGTCAAAAGTTACTGTACTTGCTCCACCAGCCTTGGCAATCTCTAGTAGAGCCTGCCAACAAGGATCGAGGTTATGCTCAAAATATGAACACCATATATGTAGATTATCGCCTTGGGGTTGCAGAACCGAAAAGCCTACTATTCGGTTGTCCTGCGAGAAAGCCCATAAAAGAGCCTTGTTATTGAAACATTCTACATATACATCCTCTGGAATCCATCCCTCAGGAGTCTTACTTAAAATCTTTAATAAACCTTTTCTAACATAATCCCAGTACAGCCTCAAATCCTCTGGTTTTACATAGATTTTTTGCATACCATAATTTTACCTACAATTGGTAAAAAAGTGGTAATTATCCAACTATTACATATCCATAAGTTTTACTAGCCGTTGAATTGGCAAAATGGGTAAGTGTTGCACTTCCGTTAGTCTGTGCGCTGACATAAACATTATCCATAGCATTAGGAGCTACATATTGCACAGTTGCTATAACTGATGGTGTTGCTGGTCTTGTAGGGCTACTTTCAGCAGGTGTTTGTTCTAATGAAACATCTGTACTTTCTGTTCGCCATACAATTTCAATATAATCGTTTGCTGCTAGTTCTACAAAGTAATTTATTGCTGCAATAACGTGACCAAAAATGCTTGCGCTTTTTCTTGCTGGTACTGTAAATTTACTATTTGATGCTGTGATATTAGTGCCGTTTTTTCTAAACCAAATATCTACATCGTGTTGTGCGTTATCTATATTTTCTAGTTGTACGCTGAATTGAACATTATAAATGCCTGCGTTTCTAACATTCATACGACTACTATTAGATAAATAAACACCATTAGAAAAATCTGTGGTGTCAAATGTCATTGGATACGCAGTAGTAGTGCTTGCTGCTGTTTGATCTGTAGAGTCTTGAAACGCTCCATAAGGCGCAGTATCAGCAAAGGCAGCAGCCGACTTAGGCACTAGCAGAATCATAGAATCTCTACTTATTCTAGGATCGTTTATAGTGGTGGTTGTTGCGTTCCCTGTGGCTAATGTAACAGTCCCAGTATTGTTGGTCTTGCCATCCATCATTCCATTAACAATCTCGGCTACAGCTCGTTGATCGCCACCAGCAGGAGGAAGTCTACGAAACATTATCTACCGCCCTGTGGAACTAAATCAATTTCTACGGCAGCAGCCGTTTTCCAGTTATCTCCTGTGGGGTAAACCCTTACTCTGTGGTACTTGCCACCAGCTCGCAGGGACACCCTATTCTCGCTGTCTGCTGCTACGGCAGTACCAAAGCTAGGGACTTCGTTTAATAACGCTCTAGAGGCTACAGAAACGCTTGCAGAGCCAGTATCTACCTTTGGCTTGGCTAACATAATGATTGACTGGTTTCCGTTGCCTAGATCGCCTGTAGTAACATAGCCAGACTTATTAGTCCCAGTAAAAGTAACAATTTTGGTATCTTTTACTCCTGCCAATACAAACTTACCGCCAGCCCAAATACGGCTATCAAAAGAAGTGCTTATAGTGTCCATATTCCCAAAGGTATCTAAGCCTTCTAGGGTTACTCCAGCCTGTGCCAATGTTGCTACATAAGTAGAAGTAGTGTCCGCCTCAGACCATTTTTTAGTTTGGAAGTTGTAAATTATTAATCGTTTCTGGGCAAAAATGTCTGTGTATTGCCAAACGATTAGTTTACGAATGACATCTATGCTGGCACTCATCTTATCAATTTGAGATTGATCTGCAAAAGTAAAAAAGTATCGGTCTATCTTTTCTGCTCCGATAGGCGTAACTGTCTGCCCATCGCACATATAAAAGCCATCGTCAGCTAGAAAAAATACTAAATTACCAAACTGAGCTATTGAATTTGCCTCATAGCACCCAATATTCCTAGCAATGGTATCAAACTGAAAGAATAGTGGAGCACCTACATAAGACATCCTAGAGATTGCTTTTTCTAGGAAAACTAATCCATACTCACCACCAGTAATGCCACGAATATCGCCACCATCTGCAATGACTTGGCTATCAGATTGGCTTGTAGCGCTAGGAGTCCAATCGGTTTCATCGTTTAAATCAGACCAATAAACCTTAGATTCCTCTCCTGATACATTGCCAGCCACTACAAAATCTCTAACTGTAGTCACAAACTTAGCAGTAGGAGCTGCGGCATCTAGATCAGCAAACGCTGTAGAGCTTGCTAAGTTCCATACTTGGAGTTTGTTTACGCCATTGGCAGCAATCAGGGATGGCCCATATTGAGCAAAAGTCCAACGATTAGAACTAGAGTATCCACCAGATTTAGAAACATCTGCTAATGCTAATGTAGTCGAATTGTATTTAAATAGTTTAGTAAAGCCACCAGCAAACAAAGTAGTAGTGCCACCAAACTTAGTAGCAAATACATTGTTTAGGTTTTCGCTTGCTGCGCCAGATAACTCTACCAACTCAGGAAATGGGCCATAGCCTACCGCCTGGGGAACAACATTGTAGGCATCTTGTATAGAACCAGTTATTCCAGCTTGGTCTGGTAGCCATTCGCCAAATTCTACTATTGAGGTAGCCATGTGTTACTTCCCGTTGATTTATTTGTCCAATTATTACTTGTAACGCTAGAAGGTGTCCAAGTATTGCTATCTACTGTTTTGTTTGTCCAGTTATTGCCGGTAACTGATGCAGCAGTCCATGTATTAGACCCTACACCAGAGTTGCTCCATTCCTCACCAACTCGATACCCAATAACAACTATTGTACCGATTCCATTTATAGATGAGTTTGCTGAAAATACTGCATTGCCATTTACTAAAACTGTTCCCAATCCTATGATTGAGCCGTTTCCACTAGCAGTAAAGTTTCCAAGGCCTAATATTGATCCTATGCCTTCTATAGATCCAGCGCCTAATGCTTGCCTTATTCCTTCTGATACAACCGTACCAACTCCGTTAATAGAGCCACCACCCAATGCCATCCTAATGCCATTGCCAGATGTAGAACCAATACCATTAATTGATCCATTACCAGCAAATACCGCTATAGGAATACCGCTAATCGTTCCTATGCCATCAATTGACCCAGCACCATCTGTTGCTAATACATCTCCTACGCAATAATCGTATTCCCAATAACCATATACGACATATTGATCAGCAAAAGCCACTAGCAGTCCTCTGCGCCAGCATAATCGCTAAAAGTCTTTAATACTGCGTAAATTGCAGGGATTAAATCGCCTTGTAAGTCTTCCATAGCGATGTAATGTGCGTTCTCTTTGACGGTAGCCATGTTGCCATGCCGAGCATCTTCGTTGTAATAGATTGCAACTTGAACTTGGATTTGGTCTTTTGTACCAAAAAAGTTAGTTATTCGT